TTTGCGGCGAGAGCTCCGGTTAAAACGGGAACATATTTTTTAGATTCGCCGATAATGATTTCGGCGACTCTTTTATTTGTTTCTAAGAATTCTTCTTTATTGAGATCGAGCGCATCCGTTGAGAGCTTGCGGAGGTCGCGTTGCACTTTTGAAAGTCCTTCAATTTTGACGGCATCCGTCGGATTCGCACGAAAGCCGAAAGTTCCAGAAGCCATAGATTTATCTCGCTCTCGTTCTTGCTTGCGCGTCTGCTTGTTTCTTTCTTCTTAATAGCCCATCGTAGATTAGATCTAGGACCTCTGGCGAGGTTTCGATTAGTTCGTTAGGCGCGATCCCGGTTTCGATGGCGAGCTCGGCGATGTATTCACTAAACGAGCCTCGCGTTAAACTTTTGGGTCGTTGCCTATTTCTACGTCCGCGACGTTTTTCGACCATTCTTCGAACGGCTTGACTACGTTTCCGTTATCTTTGTCGGCGAGCCAAGCGAGATAGTAAAGATGTTCCATTCGAGTATCTGGACCATTAAACGCGGCAGAGATGCCACACTTAGCCCATCGTTCGAATGCAATTATTGCCGGCGGGTAGACGGGTAGTTCTACTGTGTTTCCATCGCGCCGCTCGACGGTGAGGCGTATTTTTAGCACGTTTTAGATTACGCTACGGCCTGCACTATTGAGCCGCCGGAGTAGGTGCAAGTAATCTCGACGAGCTCTCCTACGTTTACGACGATCGGAGCTTGAGCCAGATAGCCGCCGGTGTGGGTATACCTCGGCGAGCTCGCTCCGGGAGCGGTCGCGAGTGGCTCGTAGACGATGACGGAAGTAGTTCCTACGTCGCCGAAAGCGAATTGAATAGCTTCCGCTGTAGCGAAGCTTCCTAAGAGAGTGAAAGTAGTTTCGGAGTTCTCCAAGCCTGCTACGTTCTCGACATAAGTCGAGGCGAGAGTCGTAGCGTCCAGAGCCGGAAGAGTCTTCGTCATCGTGATAGAGCGAAGTTGATCGTTGAAGTCGGTTCCGCCTACCGTGAAGACGGTCGCTTTTCCGAGTTGGGTTACAGTTGCCATAGTTCTATCTTACTCCGTTTCTTCTGTAATAGTTTTAGCATACTTCTTAGATGCTTTAGTGTTTTTAGGTTCTTGAGTTATCGCGCCGATCGCCAAGCTTTTAAGAGGCTCGACTCCGACGGCCGCTAGATCCTCGTCGGTTACGATCTGGCCGGGAGTGAACGCTTTTAGACGCGACGAAACGACGACGTAGTTAGCCATTAGCCCCAGAGCTCCATCGTGTAACGGTAGGCGAGCATTTCCACGCCGCTAACACTAACCGAGATCGGAGTCGCTGTAACGACTCTCGAATTTGAGACCGTCGCGACGCCGTTTTTCGGTAAAGTCGGCGCGGCGTCTAGTTTCGCTTTTATCGAAGTCGAGCCGGTCGCCGACAAGAAACTATCTAGGTAGTCTTGCGCGGATCGTTCCGACATTCTGCCGGTAATAAGAATTAAGTCGATCGAGCCTCGATCTAGGCTATTTGCGAGCGTGTATTCCCAAGTTATAGCGATCTGACCGATTACGAGCGCCGGAGGGACTAGGCCGTCTGGGATCGTGTCGTAAACTCTTAATCCGGTGATATTGACGGCCGTTTTTACGCCGTCTCGAACGTCTGACGGGACCATCGTTACGCGAGAACTTCGCGTCTATATGGTCGGACCATCGCTTGCACGTCGCGACCTAGCGGCGACATTCTGATAGCGCCAAGTTCCGAAAGGCCGAGGACGCCTCCGACACTTGACGCACGTTTAACGAGATCAGTCGAAAGAATGAGGCAAGCTTCTTCGATGTCGTCTGGAGGTGTTCCGTTATACCATCCGAATTTGGCTGTTACTTGAACGCCGGGACGAAGATTAACCGGAGAGGGGAAGAGCGTAGTTCCGACCATAGTAACTACTGTGAACGGTCGTTCTAATTGTGGAGCGTTCACGGGATCGAGAATGTAGTCGGTGTTAAACGTGAGAGTCGTTTCGAATGTGCCGTCTCCGCCGGTGTCGGTTTTTACGATTAGTCCGGTAGTCGAAGAGATGTCGTCCACGAAGAGACGATAGAAGTCTGTCGCTCGATATTGTCTCGCGGTCGCGTTAGTGTCTGCCCAGAATCGGCGATTAGTCATCCGGTCGATAGATCTTGAAGCGGACTCGATCGCCTTTTCTATATTGACCGTTTCGTCGGCCGTTATAGTCGTCATTCCCGTGTAAGACTGAAACGTAGCGACGGTCGTATAGCCATTAGTTATAGCCATCGTCTAAGCCTCTTTCTTTTTTTTAGGGACGTTCCTTTTCGCTTTAGATACTACTTTAGGCTCTTCTCGTTCGATGGGTGCTTGCTCGGCTCGCGGTGTTTTATGTCCCGTCGAAAGGAGTCCGTCGAGCCGAGCGAGCTCTTTATCTACGTTCGCGACTTTGTCCTTTTTACCTTTTGCAAGATATCCGGCGCGTTCGGCGATTAGTGCTTCGCGATATTTTTCGACATTGAAGCCCATAGTAGAGATCTGAGGTTCTTCCGGCGACTAGACAAGGAGTCCGCTAGTCGCCGGAAGAAGAGAATCAGAATGTCGGAGTTACGAGACCGGTTCCGCCGATGTAAGCTCCGGCGAGTGGCCTTCTTTGTGCTGTGAAAGCCGAGAAGCCGAAGAGAACGATTCGGATCGCGACTTTGCCGTCTGGCTGTTCGAATCGAACGTATGTCGGCATCTGTGGAGCTTCCCAGAGGTGCATCTCGTCGGACGAGACGACATAGATTAAGTCTTCATTAGCGCCGGCGCCGTTATTGGTGATTACGTTCGCGTCGGTGATAATTGGCAAGCCGAGCATCGAGTATTGGCCGCTCTGACCGTAGCCGAGGCCGCTAAACGTGCCGATCGCGTTCATAGGACCGTTAGCGTTAGGCACTACAAGCGGACGGTTCGTCGAATCGACGCCGGCCAAGAGGAAGCCCAAGCGGCGCGGGTGCATAATGATATAGTTCGGGCCGCTAAAGACGTTCGACTGCACTCTCTGGATCGCGTCTACGATCTTCGGATACAGTTCGGCGACTGTTGGACTTGCTTCGGTGAATGTAACTACTTGAGTTAGCGCGGTGTTAAGACCGGTCGGTTCGCCGCTCGATCCTGATCCGTTAAGGATGCCGTTATCAAGTTTCGTATTGTAGGCCGAGATGAGGTCCGCGAGGACTACTTCCTCGATGTTCGCGCCTCGGAGGATTGCTTGCTTCGAGACGTCTTGCATACCGGCGATGGTGTTCACGTTTACAGTTAAGAGCGTGTCGTCGATGTTTGTCTCTGTAGCTGTGTCGTTCTCCGAAGCCTGATAGCCGACGGCGGTTCCCGTTGTCACCTTCGAGATGTTTACCGTCATACCTTGAGCCGGGAGCGTGTGCTTTCGGCAGATATCCGCGACTGGACGACCGGCGCGAGCGAGTGGAGCATAAAGGTCGATCAAGTATTGCGGGACGACAAGTCCGGCGAATGCGGCCGTTCCGACGTCGCGCTTTTCGAGCTTGACTTCGCGGTTATAGCGAGCGATTCGATCGGTCGCGTCTGCATCGCGTGAGAACTCCGACGAGATCGCGTCGGCCAAGAATGAGAACGATCCGCGAGCGTGATAGGTCGGCTCTTCGGAAGTTACTTTCCATCCGCCTACTTGACGAGTTTCCGGAGTTGAGACTTCTACTTTTTTAGCGAGTTCGATAGCGGCGAGTTTGCGCGTTTCGATCTCTGAGACTTGTTGAATTCGTGCGTCGAGCTTCTCAATTTCGAGGGCCAGAGCGGAGACGTTAGCGACTTCGATCTCGTTTAGATCGCGATCCTCTTCGGCGGCGCGGTTTAATGTCGCGTCGATGAGTTCGTTCTTTGAATTGCGCTTCTCTTGTAGTTGTGTAAGAAAGTTCACGGTTTTAATCCTTTAGATTTTTCGATGTGTGTTATCGAGGTGTCTTAAAGATCTGGCCGGGTGTCGATCTTGTCGAGGTGCGGCGCTAATTCTTTAGAGGTGTCGTCTCTACGAGTGTAGTCCGACGGTGTTCGTTTTTGCAAGCATCCGATCGGACTCTTGAGAGATGATTTTATTAGCCCAGACTTTACCGGGATCGCCTCCCCAGAGAGCCCAAGCGATACGACCCGCCGACGGATAGCCGTTTTCGTTAGGTGAGAATCCTTCGCCTTGTTTGTCTACTTCGTGTCGAGCGAAGAACGATCGCATTCTTAAAACGGTGTCGTATGAAAGAGCGCCGTTTATTATGTCGCGAGCGCGAGCGACGCCGATCTCAGTTCCGCCGCGACCATAGAGACGCCGCCATTCGAGGCCGCGTCGAGCTTCGGCTTTCATTTCTTGAGTTGGTTTATAGGATTCGGCGCGTTCAATTTGTGTAGAGCTTTCCCAAGCGTTGCAATAGTAAGACGCTAAAACTTGAGCATCCCATTTACTGCAATAGCCGCCGGCGTAATAAACACAATTACGGCAAGCTCTACCCTCTGGCACTTCGTCAGATGATGACGGTCGATAATTGTTCGGGAGCGCTCGATAGTTTTCGCTTGCTTCTATTGCGGCGATTTGTGCTTTTGCTTCGCGTCGGCTTTTGTGGCAGAAGACGAGACTTCCGTCCGATTCTTTGACGACGGCATAACCGGACAAACATTCCGGATTATTTGTTTCTATGCGATACGGCATAGATCTAATCTCCGATTAAGACTCGAACGTCTTCGGTCGCGGTTTCGACGATTCCGTAAAGCTCTTCGTTTATTGGTAAGAAGATTTCGAGCGGCGTAGTGTGCTTTTCGGTGTTTAAGCCGTTACTTATTGAGACGTTAGATCCGCCAAGAAAGACCGTCGAGTTCCCGACGACGTGAAGATAGACGTAGCGATTAGTTTCATCTTTTGCGATTATTAGAGTCGGCGAGGTCGTTACCGTAACGGCCGCCGATTTCATTTTCTGATCTTTGCTAAGACGTTCTCTAATTGTGCGAGATTAGGTTTTTCAATTACTTCTCGAACGGCTTGAACGGATGCCGCTTCGCCGTAAGCGCCGAAAGTTACTAACGAAACTTCCGCGAGATGAGCTTTAAGTCTTTCGATTACGCCGTTCGACGCTTTACGATCTTTCAACGGTTGAAAGCCGATCGAGAGATTAGTTAGAACGCCGTCTCGGACAAGTTCGAGAGCTTGATCGCCGAGATCGGTTTTAGAGATACGGAATTCGCCGTATAGTCCTTTTTTATCTTCTCGAAGTGTTGTCGCCTTGCCTAGCGGGAGAACTTGTTGATCGTGGCCTTGTAGAAGTTTTACGCGATGAGCGGCGCGAGTTACGGCTTCGAATGCTCCCATTCGGAAGACTTCGACTAGACCGGGATGGATTCTTGTTTCGGTGTCGTATGGGACACAGATTCCGCAAATAGTCCGACCGTCGCCTTCGGCGCGGACCTCTAGATCGCTTTCATATCTTCTAGTTTCTAAAGACATATCTTTATCCTATTCGTCTAGCGGTTCTTCTTTAGGGAATTCAATTTCTTCGACTTCTCCGACTTCTTCTAGTTCGTCGGCTTCTTCGATTTCTTCCGTAGTTGTCTCTGGCTCTCCGATCGGTGGACGGTTCTCGAAGTCTGCTCTCACTTCGTCCACAGTTAAGAAGCCGGATTCAAGCGCGATCTTGTGAGCCTGATAGCGCGTTAAAGTATCGGATCGGAGTAGTGCGTCGGTGTTGAATTTTGCGTATTGTCCGCGAGGTAATAGATCCGTGAACGCCGACTCGATTCTCGTTAGAAGCGGGGTAATCCCTCTGAGGAATTGGAGCTGTTCTTGTTCGACGTTCGAATAGGTTCGCGACGAGTTCGGAGCTCCCAGATAGTAGCCCGGTAAGCCGAGCATATTTGCTATTTCGGTGAGACTGAATTCTCGCGATTCGACTAACTGAGAGTCTTTAGCGTTGTCGCTTAATTGTTGAAACTTAGTCGTCGAATTTAGAACGGCCGGCTCGCGTGAAGTTCCGCCGTAATGTCTCATCCAGACGGCTTTTAGCATATCGGCTTCGTCTTGAGTTAGATCCGCGTTATCTGAGTAGAGAATCCCGGTCGGTTGAGCTCCGCCGTCGAAGTATTTAGCGGCGTAAGCCTGCATCGCGAGAGCGGCGCCGATTCCTTGACGTTGAGCGGCGACGACTCCTAAGCCGACGATCTGGCCGGGAAGCGTAAAGTTTTTTATGTGCATTATTCGATCGGCTTCGTAGATCTCGTCGTTAATTTTGTAGGTTAAACGTCCGGCGTTTCGCTCGACGTGAACTCTTGTCGGTGATACGGGATAGATAGATTCGGGATAGCCGTTCGCGCCGATATCGCCGAGAATGGCGATGTAGTTTCCGTGAATTACAAGAGCGGCCGCCATAGCGGAGATCGTTTCGATTCTTGTTTCGTTCGGATATGGGCGTTCTAGTAATGGTGGGATCGGTTCGATTCTGACGTCGCCTCTATAGGCGTGAATCGGTAGAGCGCCGATCGTGTCCGAGATTAAAGTAATGCCACGCCATAAGCCGGGGATTGAGAGCGTCGTTCCTTCGTCTACGAAAGTTCCGGCGTAAACGGTGTCGTAGTAACGCGAAACGCGGCCGAGCGAATCGACATAGGCGTTCGGTTGGGGCATAGGGAGAATCCCTTGACGCTTTTTTAGACGGAGTCGGTCGAAGATAGCCATCGCACTAAAGACTATATCTTAGACGGTAGGCGTAACGGGATTAGAAGATCAGAGATCGCGGCTTCGT